TTAGTTGATAAAGAAGAACAGCAATCTAAAAATGGAGACAAGCATGTCAGACAGTAATGATAGAAGAATTAAAGCAGCGCTATATACAGCCGTTTTAAATAAACTTAGCGGAGAGTTATCCGAACTTGAAGCTAAAGAAGTGCTTTTAACGAACGCACCGGCATATATTACAAGCAAAGATCATGACCACGCAGATCATATTGAAGAGTTAAAGAATATTATATTAGAGAAAGTGCATACTAGAGATGCTATCAAAGATATAAAAGCAGTTTACTTTGCAGAACAGATCGCGAAAGCCAATGAAAAAGCAACGAATAGTTAGTGCAGTAAGACGAGTACAAGATAAAGTGATTGTGTCCTACACAGACGGGACAACAAAAGAATTTACTGTGAACGAATGGTTATATTCTTACGGCGAAGGTCGTCGTCTGTGGGAGCAACACGAAAGAGAATTTAAAAACCCGGAGAATTTTGATGGCTGAAGAACAAGTATCATTTGATATATACCAACCTTTTGGAGCAAGTATACTCAAAACAAAGCTACCTCAAGTGTATGTCGATGCATTAAACAAGCAATCTGATGACATATTGAATGATGAAGAGAAGAGTAAAGAGAGAGATTGGAGCCACAACCTTGCCGGGAACGTCAAAAAAGAGATTAGTATAGACCATATGGCTATCAAAGGTTTACCAGAATTCCTCGCGACACTATCCGAGGAGTATACGAAGCGTGTTCTACCCGAATTTCTTCCCGCGGGTACAAAAATCGCGTTCCGTGTGTGGACAGTTAGTCAGTGGGCCGGTGATTTTAACCCGATGCATATTCATGATTCTAATTTATCGGGTGTTTGTTTTCTAAAAATTCCTCCTGAGTTTGAAGAAGAATACAAAAAAGAAGATCATCATCCTACTGCCGGCTGTCTTGAGTTTATTGGGTCAATCCCCAATCATTTTGCTAGACATAGCTTTCTAGTAAAGCCAGAGGTAGGAGATTTTTATCTCTTTCCTAGTTGGCTAGTACACCAAGTCTATCCTTTTAGAAGTGATGGAGAAAGACGCTCCATGGCGTTTAACGTACACTTTACCATGGAAAACCCAATGAAAGGTGTCAATGTCTGAGGAAACAAAATACGATAAACAAGCAAAGAACTTACGCTACCGATTTGATAAAGAAGGCTTTAAAAAAAACCGTTGGGAACAGCTAGACCGTAAAGAAAAAGATTATTGGCGCGGTCGAGTACAACAATGGAGCCAAGATAGAGTTATGCCGAACATGCAATACAGTCCTCGTCCTCGTCGTAGTTCGTAACATATTGAACGGTAGGTTTTACAGGTTCTTCCGCGCATTCACATAATTTTTTTGATTCTAATTCTTCTACTCTGCCTTGTAAATACACAATAACATCCTTTAATTCTTCCACCGTCATATAATCTCCTTTGTTTTGGGGGTAAGCTTCTAGCTATACACCGAAAGCTTATATGGGATCAAGTTATTTTTCAGATATTTTTTCACCAATTGCATAAATCATCACCGCGATAAACAACAGTATAATAATTATTGCAACTAATCCTGTAAGTATGAGAATTTTCATTTCTTTTTCTTCTTGCGTTTCGTAAATAGTTTCATCCAGTCTAGTCTTGGACCGTAGTATATCGCCTTGTACTTATTGCCAAGGTAGTCGTAGTCCCAATACCACTGCCAAACGTACTTAGCCAATGCCCGCCATCTCCGCACTCATTGCTTCGGCTCTGTTAGGTGTTTGTTTTGCCCACCGTGAGTCTAGCATTTCCATCGCCGCCGTCGCATATTCCGGGGGATCTTGTTCTAAGGCTTTCCACATGTTCTTAAATTTACTCACCCCTGTTTCTCCTAGCTGAAATACCATCTCTACGATGATTTCTTTTGCTAGGTCATCTATATCGGGACAGTTGCTACAAAGCCTCTCAGCGCCATTTATGGCGTTTTGTAGATCAGCTTCAAGGATATCCATGAGGAATTTCTCTTCATACTCTTTATCATCTTCCCAAAACTCTTCGACGCATAAATGACCGACGCCCACGGTTCTCTTACCTAGGGTATCTAGGTATACCTTGTTTCTGTAACCTTCGTGTTTTTTCACGGAAGCTAGTAATCTATCCATGTTCATTTTGTTTCTCCTTATAATCTCCTTTGAGATAGGTTATGGTTTGCACCCACCCTGTTGGTATGGTGATGTGACGCCCGCCTTCTTTGTCGCCGTCAAATTCTGAATAGTCTGCCATGATAATTATTTTTGTCTCGTCTTTATACATCAGCCACCCGGTTGAGTGGCACACAGCTAATCGTTCTTTTTGTATATCTTCAATAGAATGCCACCCGGTTTGTCCGTCTTTGGCATCGAGCCACGTAACAAGGACCACGGGTTTATTCATTGTGCTTCAATCCACTTTCGTGCTTGTTCAAAAGGCTTTGCTAGTTTCTTTTGTTTTTTGTAGTGTTCATTCCACATACACTTAGCGCAAGAGTAAAACATATTATGTTCGATGATCACGGCTTTCTCTTTTTTACAGGTGTCACACAGTTTTTCTTTTTTCATATGTGATACACCACCTCATCGTCTCCAAGCTCTCTCATCTTCACTTTATAGGCCTTTAAAAAGTCTTTTAAGGGCATATCAGAGTTCTCTAAGTGTGCTAGGTGTAGGTTCTTATCGTAGCTATAGATAACAAATGCTTTCTCATAGCAGTTATCTAAGAAACTATCTTGTCTATTCTCTTGTTCGTCTATGACCCAATCTTTAAATGCACTCATTCTTTCTCCTAATTGTTTCTTTCAAACACGGCATTAGCGCCGATGTTGTGAAATATTTCTTGCTTGAACTCTTCGAGTTCTGCGCGTAAGTGTTTGTTGTCCACCTCTAGTATTCCTACTAGTCTGTCTGCTATGTAGAATATATCTACTCTGTTATCTGGTAAGTTATCTTTCATGTTAGTCCTTTCTAGGTTTCTAAATACAGAGGTGTATATTCCCCCATATACGAACCGGCAATGTTAAAGTCGAAATACTCGACTGCTTCCTCATAAGACATCTCACTACGTCCCATAAGTAATTCTAAAATTAGTTCCGTGTCGTAAACGACGCGTGTTCTTTCTCCGTCCCATACTACTCCCGCTATTGCTTCGTCGAAACCCTCGGCAAATAAGATGTTCGGCTCGTCGTCGCCATAGAGATCGGTTATGTCTGCTCGATTCATAATCCTTTGATATCATGTTTTTGGACCTCGGACAATGGACAAAGTGACGCATATAATAGTTGACATTTTTATTGTACATGGTAAAAACAATTGTTTATTATTCTTTTCGTGGGGCTCTTTCATAGGGCCCTTTTTTATTCCTTATCCTTGTATTTCTCTAGTATTTGCTCACCTGTTGAGTCATCAATATAGTAGGTGTACCCGTTGAGATTGATATACAAAGCGTTATCATCGACCACGTCAATGCGCATATTACCAATTCCTATTTCTGTTCTTTCCATTATTCATACCTCCCGTAGCGTTTTATGAGTATATTTCTTAACCGTTCCCAAATCATGCGGTCTAGAACTTGTTGCCCGGAACTTGGTTCGCGACGGGCTAGTTTATCGTACTTTAGTTTGAGTTTAATTAACCGCGCTTCAAGGGTCATTATAGTTCCTCCTCTTCTAAGAGACTTGCTCTTTCATAATCTGATATGTCACAAAAGATATCTGATCTAGAACATTCTTTCCCATTTGGATAAACTCCTTTTTCTAGTATCTTTCTTGCTTCTTCTTCTGTTTCGGCAAATACTTCGTATTCCAAGGAACACGGAACTGCAAATGTATATTGTTTCATAGTAGTCCTTTCTTTCTTAGTGAGTAGGGGGATTCTTTGACTACCCCCAACCGTTTCGCGACAAGTCAAACTGTCCTAGCTTAACTACTACTTTGGAACCGTAATCTACAGCCTCAGTCATTTGACCATACTCCGTGGACCACGTGCCTTACTACCTTGTTACAGTTGTTCAGCCATACTCCGAGAATGTTGCACCATCCTCATTTAATTATAACTCTATACTAATTAATGGGATAATAAAGCATTAAATGATATAAAATGTCGAAAGT